CTCTCGGTGTCGGTTACTCAAAGCTGAAAAAGATGAAGCCGGAGGAGCAGCTAACTCACATCACGGAAGCGTTTTCACGGCTGCCTGACACGGTGAATAAGACCGCGCTGGCGAATGAAATCTTTGGGAAGTCTGGATACAAGCTGCTCCCCGTCTTGAAGGCTGGGGCCGCTGGCCTGCGCGACATTTACACGCAGGCGAAAGCCACCGGCTACATCCTGAACGATGAAACGAGCGACGCAGTCAATAAAGCAGACGCGGCTTTCAATCAGTTCAAACTTCAGCTCGTCGGCTTCAAAAACCGAGCGCTCGCGCCATTGCTACCAGTCTTCACGGACTTGATCGGGCAGCTTGGGCAGATCATCACGCAGCACGGGCCAAAGCTGACGGCGTGGATTCAAAGCTCAGGCAAGGCGTTCATGGAAAATCTGGCTCCAGCGATTGGCCGATTTGTTAACAATGACCTGCCGCCGCTTGTGGATAACATCGGCAAAGTTGTTTCAGGACTGGCAAAAACCGCAACTTGGCTGGCTGACGTAACTGGCGGATGGGACAACCTCGGGCTTGTTATCGTCGGGCTGAATTTTGCGCCAGCCATTGCAAGCCTTGGATCGCTCGGTATTGCCTTGGGCGGCGTCGCTGTGAATATCGGCAAACTGATTGGCCCGTCCGTTATTGCTGGACTGGTGACGCTCGGCACAACCATGAAAGCGCTGGCTGTTGCATCCTGGGCAGCCGTGGGGCCGTGGGGCGCGCTGGCTGCCGGAATCATTGCCGTCGGTGCTGTTATCTACACTTTTAAGGATGAGATCCTCGACTTGATCAACTCGGCAATCAATCCGCTGTTGAGTGCTCTCCGCGAGATTGGCGCATGGTTTGCTGACTCCCGCATCGGTAAACTGTTTGGCCTCGACAAATACAACCTGGACGGCACACCGCAGACCGCGAAACGGCAGGTTGAGTCGCTCGTGCCACTCCGCAGCAACGAGGCGATGAAGGGCGACCTCATGCGCTCAATCATGCCTCCAGAGAATATGCCAGCCGCTGGCGCAACCAACAACGTAAAGCAGGATTTTCAAATCAACGTCACAGCTCCATCTCCCAACCCTGCTGCCGTCGGCGAGGCCGTTAAATCGGCTTTGAAATCCATGAAGCTCTACGACCAAACCGGAACCCTTGTCCCGCAATGAGCAGCGTCATGATGAATCTCGGCGGCTACTCGTTCGAGTTGGCAACGACACCGTATCAAGAACTAATGCGGCAAAGTGGCTGGAACTGGCCTGAGCAAGAGCTTATTGGCACAACGCCAGCTATGCAGTTCACGGGGCGGCAGGCTGACAAGATCAGTCTTCGCGGAATGCTGGTGCCGGGCTTCACCGGCGGGCGCTCGGCTGTCGAATCTCTCCGCCTACTTGGCGACCTTGGGCAGCCGCTGCCGTTGGTGAGTGGCACGGGTTTTTTTCTCGGGCTGTGGGTGCTGGAATCTGTCGAGCACAGTGAAGACGTCCATTTTTCGGATGGATCACCGCGCCGAATGACTTTTACTGTCGGACTGAAACGCTACGCTGACACTATCACGGCGCTGAAGTCTGCCGTGAGTGCCATCAGTAAAATATCTCAGCTATTCACCTGATGCCCACCACTTACACAACCCGCGAAAACGATGTCCTAGATGATGTCGTCTGGCGCTACTATGGACGCCAGGATAACGGCCTCGTTGAATTCGTGCTGGAAGCAAATCGCGGGCTGGCAGATCACGGCCCGCGCCTTCCGTCAGGCCTGACGATCACGCTTCCTGATACGCCAATGCCGGAGCCGACGAAGCAATTGCAGCTCTTTTCATGAAAACTCCAGATCAAATAAAGCCAAACTATGGCCCGGTTTATGCAGCCGCCATGTATCCAGATCTCGCCAGCATCTTCCAGAGCCATGGATATGCGCTTGCTGTTCACGGAAGCCTTGCGCGTGACTTTGATTTAATCGGCGTGCCTTGGGCTGAAAAAGTGAGTCGGCACAATGAAGTTTTGAAATCAATCACCGATAAATTTGCTGTTGAGATTAGCGTCGATTCACCAGCCAAACGGAATCACGGAAGGATTGCATACACGCTCATTTGCGGTTTTGGAAATTGCTCGATTGATCTTTCGTTTCTGCCTCACCTTGTTTCATGACGCCAACCTTTCAGCTCCTCGTCTCAGGAAACGACATCACCGCCGATGTGTCAAAGCGTGGCGCGGTGATTGAGTGGAGTGATGCCGTTGACGAAAGCAGCGACGCGCTAACGATCACGCTTCAAGACACCGACAATCTTCTTTCCGTGCCGAAGTCTGGCGCAAAGATCGAGCTTTCCGCAGGATACAACGGGCAGCTTCAGCGCGTTGGAAGCTACACCGTTGAAAGCACAGAACTTAGTGGCCCGCCTGACATTCTCACTGTCTCAGCGACTGCCGCCCCGATTGCGCAAGCTGGAAGCATTGCGGCCCGATCTTCGAAGTCATGGGAGGATACAACGCTCGGCGACATCGCGAAATCCATCAGCGCAAAGCTCAAGAGCGCGCTGGCGATTGATTCAGCGCTGGCAGGTGTTCAGATTGTGAACCAACAGCAGGTTGATGAGAGTGATACTAACTTTTTGTTACGCCTTGTTCGCCGTCATGGTGGCTTTCTGAAATTCACCGACAGCCGTCTTGTGATTGCCCAGGAAGGCGCTGGCGTTGGCGCGGGCGGTGCCGCTCTAGGCATCACTCTTACACGCTCGGAAATCACGCGCTGGCGGGTTTCCGCAGGTGGGAAGGGGCAGGCATTCGCAAAGGTGAAGGTGAAGTATCACGACTACGAAACAGGCGAGACGAATGAAGTCGAGGCTGAGGTTGAAAAGTCATCGTCTTTGTCTGAACTGACGAAAGACGCCTCATGGCTCGAAGTCAGTGAAAGCGCATTCACGCCACCAGCTCTCGCGGCTGATGCGGATCAGGCGAAAGCCCAGGCAAAGACCACGGCGAAACGTCTGGCGAGATCCTCGCGAAGTTTTGAACTCACACTGCCGGGGCGGCTCGATATTGTCGCCGGCGGAAAAGTAACGCTCTCGGGATTCCGCGAAGGCGTCAACGGTGCGTGGCTGGTGAAGTCGATTCGTCACCGGCTCGATTCAAGCGGCTGGTCAATGACCGTTGACGGCGAAGGGGCTTAAATCTGACGGTTGCGTCAGAAAATTGCAACTTCCCGCAAAGTCGGGTTTGCATTCTTGCAATCGCCTTGCAATGTGTGCGTGCCACCAACACACGGCACTACACACTATGAGCACAGACGACGCTTTGCCATTCCCTGAACACTCAGCGCCAGCCGCTGAGAAGCCGCAGGAACATTGGAACCAATACCCGGCGGTTTTGCCTGATCTTTCCGCTGCTGAATACCATCGCCATCCAGCCGTGTCGAAACATGGCCTCGATGACTTCCGCAAGGCTCCGGCTTTGTATGACTACAACCGGAAAAACCCGCAGGAAGCAAAATCGCCAGCGCTGCTGTTTGGGTCGCTCTATCACACGGTGATCCTAGAGCCGGATTTGATCGGCAGGCTTTACGCTGTCGTGCCATCTGATGCTCCGAAAAAGCCGAGCCGGACGCAGCGCGAGGCCAAAAAGCCAAGCCAGGAAACGCTCGACGCCATCGCGTGGTGGGATGATTTCAATCTCCGCACTGAGGGCCGAACCATCGTGGACGTTCAAGACATCATGCGGTGCCAAAAGATGCGTGCTGCGATGATGAAAAATCTCGCCTGTCGAAACGCCATCGAAGAGCACCGGCTTTACACCGAAGCCTCGCTTTTTTGGGAAGACCAACGAACCGGTGTGAAGTGTCGCGCTCGCCCTGACATCATCCGCGCTGACGGCCTGATTATCGACCCAAAAACATGCGCTGATGCCAGCGAGGAGGCGTTTCAGCGAGCCGCATTCAACTACGGCTACTACCGTCAAGCCGCGATGTATCTCGACGGCTGGGAGGTAGTCGCGCAGGACAAGCCAAAGGGTTTCATTTTCCTCGCTCAAGAGTCTGAACCGCCCTACCTCTGTCGCGCCTACGTTGCCAGTCCTGCGATGATTGACCACGGCAGGATGCAACTAGCTGAAGACCTGGATCGCTTTGCTAAGTGCGAGCGCTTGGGTGTCTGGCCTGGGCTTGGCGACACGCCAGCCGAACTAAATTTGCCCGCCTGGGCATTACCAAAAGCAGCATAAACACGAACACAAAAAACAAACATCATGAGCAACATACTCACCGAACCAATGCCAAGCCGTCCACGCCTCAGCCGTCCGCCGCTGATTGCTCCGGCTGCCAATCTCCGCAGCTACACCGTGATTGCCAGCGATGGTAAAGGCTATCGCCTGACGCCAAACGGGAAACAAAGCTGGCAAACAGAGCCTGGAAAGCCGTATCAAAGCTGCGTGACCTTCCAGTATCGCCGCATTGATCAAGACGGCAAGCTGATCAAACGCGTCAGAATGTCGAAGAAAAACCGCCTGCGTTTGAAGCGCGCCGTCTCTGCCGCTGCCTAGGCATCATCTCAACACCAACACACCCACACAATGTCATTCCTCAAAATCGAAAATGCATCCCGCGAAGGTGCAAAAACTGTCACCGCATTCGCTGGCGTCTCCGGCTCCGGCAAGACTTACTCAGCCATTCTCTACGGCTACGGCCTCGCCAAACGGCAGGCTGGTAAGCTCGGCTTCCTTGACACCGAAAACCGACGAGGACGGCTCTATGCTGACATCCTGCCTGGAAAGGCTCAATTCCTGATTGCCGATATGGCGGCTCCATTTTCACCGTCTCGCTATGCTGAGGCGATCAAACAGTTTGAAGCCGCTGGCGTCGAGGTGCTCGTGATCGACTCCGTAACTCACGAATGGGAAGGCATCGGCGGATGTGACGACATTGCAAACGATGGCGTTGCACCGGGCAAGCCTGGACGCTGGAACAAGGCAAAGCGCGAGCACAAGAAATTCATGGATACGATGCTTCAGTCATCAATGCATATTATCGTGTGCGTCCGCGCTCGCGAGAAGACGAAGATTGACCGTGATGCATCCGGCAAGACGGTTTTCATTCCTCTTGGCATTCAGCCTGTGCAGGAAAAAAACTTCATGTTTGAGATGACCGCTTCGCTCATGATGGACGATCAAGGATCGCGACAAGAGACAATGAAATGCCCTGCTGCTCTCCAGTCTTACCTTGGCCGAGGCAAGGGCTACATCGGCATCGAAGACGGCGAGAAGGTGCGTGCATGGATTGACGGCGGAACGCCAGTTGATAAAGGGCTGGAGCGCATCCGCGCCACGCTAGCGAACACATGCGAGCAGGGCATGAAGGCGTTGGAGGCTGCATGGAAGGCGCTCACCGCCGATCAACGCAAGGCGCTTGGCGCTGAACTGCCAGCGCTGAAAGCCAGTGCTGATGCCTACGACACCCAACGCGAGATTGCCGACCAAGGCGATATGTCAGAAATGACCGAGAACGCTACGGCGGCTTTGATGGGAGACGAAAAGAATGACGAACCTCAGCCGACCGCCGCCAGCAGTGACGACGGCTCACCGTTCGAGTAGTCTGCTGACGCCTGCCGAGCTACATCAAAATTGGCGGACGCGTTTTATATCCTGCTGACGGCGTCGAGGAAGTGGGAAAATAAGCGGACTTTCAGCGGTCGCTAAATCAAAGCCCTGGTGAAGAAATTCGCCGGGGTTTTTTGTGTGGTTAAAAATATTTAAAATAGACCTTGCAAGTATGCAATCGTGTGGAATTGTATCCACACAGCCAAGACGGCTGAAACACATCACGCCATGAATACACAAGTCGAACTCAGTCAGGAATACGGTGAAGTTGCTCTCGGAACCAGCATCAAAGACAGCTGGGACCTCACCGAAATCAAAGTAGATCACATCGAATACGCCACCGAAAAAGCCATGCAGTTCGAAGGCGTCTGGCTGCCAAAATCCATGATTTACGGACTTCTTTGGGGCGAATGCTTCACCGGCGACGAAGCGCTGAAAGCCAAAACCGTTAAAGCCATTGTGATTCCAACTTGGCTCGCTCGTCGCGAAGGTCTGTAATTCATCCACACCCAACGCTATGCCGCCAGATCAACTCATTAACTCACTCGTCACCGAGATAAAACGCACATGCGCGACCGATCCTGATTTTTTGGTGGGCTACCTCAAAGGTATACTTTCTGATG